AGCCGGCTCCGCCACCGGTTCGGCGGTGACGGGGGTGCCGAGTTCCTGGACCTTCTCCTCTACCGCGGTCAGCCGGGACAGCACTGCGGGCGCCGCCAGCATGGCCTGCCGGATCTCGGTCAACTCCCGGGTGCCAGCCGCAACCAGGGCGAGGACCGCGCCACCGGCGACCCGGGCGGTGGGTCGCACGTTCATGAACCCGGGGACATTCACGCTGCAGCAGGCCACCAGCTCCAGGTGCCCGTTCACCGGTCGCCAGTCACCCGATGGCGGGGACGCCAGGAACACCCGCACCTGCTCAGGGGTGGCGCTGGGCCGCATGCCACCGGCCACCCAGATGCCGTACTCGTCCTCACCGCAGGTGACATCGGCGACCGCGCTGCCAGTGTCGTCGTAATGCGCCACCGCCGCCTGGACGTTGCCGTTGACATCGGCGTGGCCACCGGCGCAGGTGAGCTGGCCGACGTTCACCTGCTTGCCGGACTCGGTCTTCAGTGACCCGGTCAGGAAGTACTGGTACCCGGACGCACTGTGCGGTGCGGGCGTTGGGCTCGCGATGCCGATATGAGTGACGTCCCAGGTGGCAATGTGGCCGTAGACCCGCCCGGAGTCTTCCACCACCATCGGCGTCTTGCTTGTCAGATTCGGATTGTCGTACCAGGCGTCCGGTGGGGCCACCGGAAATGCGCCCGCGGTGAGAGCCTTGATCAGGCCCGCGTTCTCCTCGTCGCCCTCGTAGTAAATGCCGTCCGAGAGCATTTCCATTTCCAGTGGCATGCCGGGATTCCTTTCCTTGGTCCGACCCCACTGGCCGGTGCGAATCGAGGCCAGAAGTGACTCCTCGGGGGATAAACTGCTACGCAGGGGTCGACCGGTATTCCGGTGATCGCCGGGCCAGACACCGGTCGCGCGTCGATGAAGCTTGGCGCAATAGCCTTTGGCACGGAGGCCCATGTACTTCTTCAGCTGCCGGTAGCAGCGATTGAAGTCGCCGCTGCCCGGGGCGGTCCAGCGGATCTTCGCGCCGCCCTTGCCGGTCGTCCAATATCGTCGGAGCCGTTCCGCGTCGCCAGGCCGACCGATACCTGGCACTCCGGCCACTATTGCGTTAGGGTTCAACTGCTCCTGGACGTCAGCAAGCTGGGCCTCGCTCAGCCGAACCGTGGGCAGTCCGCCCTCCGCTAGGAGGCCGGAGTCCGGCGTCCAGGAGGTTTCATCCCATCGCTCCAGCTCAGGAGCGCCTGCAGCGCGAATACGCACAAGATCCAGAACGGCGCCGGGATCCAGCTCGTCAACGACGGCATAGGTTATCCAATCGTTATCAGAGGTTTCAGTGTTTCCTGGGGGCTGGGGACTTACAAGGGACGTAAGAGCATCACGCAGGGGTGCTGCGGATAGAACCGGGCACGGCGGCAGGAATGCGCGCGGCATCAGGTGACGACGCACCAGGCCGCAGGCCCCGCCGGTGATGGCCGCCGCGAGATCACCGGCGAGGTCGAGTGACAGAACTTCGAGCGGCGCGCCTTTGGGGTCCCACTCGTCCCAGGCGCCGCACGTCTGCAGGCCCTGGTATGCCCCGGCGCCCACTCGCCGGATCAGCCCCGTGAGCATGTCCGGATCCTCGGGGTCTGCTACCCCATAGAACCCGGTGTCCTGACAGTCGGTGCAGCCCAGGGCGTCCGCAATCTGCGCCTCCGCCGTGGCGAGCAGTGAGTCCAGGGTGGCGCCCGCCCAGACCCCCGCCGGGGTGTCGTCGGACAGGCGCAGCAGATCCCAGGCGGTCGAGTTCACCGGCACCTCGCCGCGGATCGCCCGCGGCGCCATGTAGGTGCGATCCCAGCCAGTCATGATCATCGGGAAGCCGGTCACGTATTGCCACCGAACCACTGCTCGGGAATCCGGTCGACAACGCCCAGTGCGGAGGCCCGCTTCGCCACGTACCAACGCGCCGCCGGGTGCGAGTCCGCGAAGTGCAGGCCCACGGACAGGTCATCCAGGGTCAGTACCGGCGGGATGGCCGCCCCTGCGGAGGTGACCGGGTCGTCCAGCTCATCGAACTGACTCAGCGGGTACGGGGTCTTCTCCCCGGCAAGCCAAAGACCCAGCGCGTCAATGGCTATCGTCTCCGGCGGATTCTCCGGCAGCTTGTTGTCGTATCCCGTTGTTGTGTGCGGCAGCCACCAGGGGAACTGCTTCTCGGCCATCATCCAGGCGGATCGGATGTCCGGGCTGGCGCACAGCTCGTTGCGGATGTCGACCAGCACCTCGGACTCCAGTAGCAGAACCGACGCCCTCTCCGGGCCGATCAGTGCCACCCCGGAGACGTGTGCCTCGAAGGCGCCGTACCGACCGGTGACCTCCAGTACCGCGCCGCGGACCCCGACGATCAGGTCGTCGGGGAGGTTCTCCGCCTCGCCGAACCAGAGCATGGTGACATGGCTGTCGCTCTCGCTGGAGTAGGCGTGGATCGGGTCACCCGCGGCGGGGGTCGCCACGATCAGGCCACCGGTGTTCGGGGTGTCAACCCTCGTCATTTCTGCCCCACCTGCTTGACCGCGGTCGCCTGCGGGTCGGCCGGAGCTTTCGCGGGCGCCTGACCGCCGGGGAACTGAACTACGTTCGGGTCGTCCGACGCCCGTTGCTGCGGCTGTGCAGTCGGCAGCTCGACATCGTCCAGGATCTTCGGCAACGCCTGCTGGAGCAGTTTCAGTACCACGGCATCCGGCAGGGCGGTCATCTTGTGGATCAGCATCAGCGCGATCTGGTCCTCGTCCGGCGCATCGGACTCGGCGTACCCGTGCTCCCGGCGCCAGGCGGCCGGTGACAGCATCAGCCGGTCGACGCCCTCGTTGGCCTCATTCGCCGAGTTGGGCCGGGTAACGATCTCACTGGGGTCGTACCAGACCACCAGCTTGGCGAGATCCTCGTCGCTGTAGCCGTAGTCGGATCCCCTCAGCACCGGGCGCAGATACACCTCAGTGAGCGCGTCCACGAACGCCAGGGCCAGCGGTTCGATGTTCGACTTGTACAGATTCTCATCGATGACTACAGCGTTGCTGTACTTGACCGACTCCAGGCCGGTGACGATCTCCTTCGGGATATCAATGCCCTGCAGCACCCGTTCCAGCGCCGCCTCGATCCGCTTGACCAGCCACTCGTCGCTGGTCCGCTCGAAGGTGACGTGCTTGATCATCGCGCCGAGTTCGCCGGGCCCGGTGGCCACGAACGGCACCACCCCCGACACCGAGGATTCGTCAGCGATCGGGGTGGTCATCGCCTCCATCAGCTGGGCCATGAACGGCCCGCTGGGATCGACGGTGGACGCCGCCGCCAGGGCGGTCATCGGGTCGGCAGGCTCCTCCAGTACCGGCTCCGCGGTTGTGGTGGCGGACTGGGCACCGGCGATCCCGTCCGGCACGAACAGCAGGCCTGCGTTCATCCGCGACCGGGCCGCGCCGCGGACCAGTCGCATCAGCATCAGCAGTTCCTCGATGGAGTCGGCTACGCCGACCATGGAGGAGTCCGGCTCACGGGAGAAATGCGGGTTGGGCCGCCAGATCCGGGCCAGGTATGTGTTCGACGGCAGGGTGGTCAGCTCCTGGTTCCCGGTCCGGGTGTTCACGATGACCGCGCCGCCGGGCCTGAGTTGCACCTCGTCCACCGAGCGAATTACCCAGGTGGAGCCGTACCGCCCTGGCATGTTGATCAGGTAGCACTCACCGGCGACGGAGAGGTTCAGCGAGAAGGACCGCACCTGGGATGCGAAGTCGGCCTTCTGGAGTTCCGCCATTACTTTGGCGGCATCCTTCGCCAGCTTGCTGTTGAGCCGGTCCTTGCCGACCTTCTGGGTGACGTCCGCCGGTGCCTCATTGGCTTCGCCGATGGCGGCGGCGTAGATCCGTACCCGGCTCAGCAGGTTGGCCAGCAGGTTGAACCCGTAGTGAACTTCGCCGACCCGCTCGTAGCCAACCCAGGCCTCCTTCTGCCAGGAGGCATAGGGGCGTGACACGTTGGTCAGGGTGGCGAGGTTGATCTTCTCCGCGGATGCAGTCAGTCCGCGCTGCGTGTTCCAGGGGACGGCCCTTGCCCGATTGCGTGCCGGGTATGCATCCGGGGTCGGGGTCGTCGCCTCCTGCGCATCCCGCAGGAATATGCCCATACTGGCGAAGGGTAGCCCCGTTTGCCAGCTGGGGGCAGCATTCAACGTCTGGTTGCCTTTGTCCGACCCAGACCCACGATGCTACGTTGTTGTTCGCCGGGATACAACAGGGTCACTCGAACGACACCAATCCGCACCCGAATGCGAGGCTCCGGGCTTACGCTGCACCCATGTACGAGCCCGGCGAGACCATCAAGCGCTACATGGACCTATTCCCGGCGTCTGTCACGCCCTGGGCCGCGCCACTGCCTGTCACCAGGGCCGGGGAGGCGCAATCGGTGATGCTGCGGATCATCGTCACCGAGCGATTGCTAACCTTCGGCTGGCAGTCCGGGCAGAACGTGAACCGGCTGGACATCGACATCACCGAAGAACAAGCCGAACAGGTCGGCATCACCGGCGGCACCGTCGCCGGACTGACAGTGGGTCGCCGTGGCGGCTGCCGGTGCAACGCCAATCAACTGGCCGGGTGGGATCCGTTCCCCGGGGTGAATCTGGTGAGCGCCGGTCATGCGACCCTCCGCGGCAACGACGCCACCTACGGACTGCCGTCCCCGCGGTACACGCGGATCTAGGCCTCCGGACTCAGTTTGTCGGCCACACCCTTCGCCAGCAGGGCGGCAGCACTGGCGGCCAGGATGTTGACCAGTGGTCGCCCCGCCCGGAACCGACTGGCAAGCAACACCGCCGCGGCGGACCAGACCGACATGCAGGCCGGGCAGGAGATCAGCACGGCGACCCGGTCCTTGACAGAGAACTCGGGTGCCCCCTTGGCCCAGGTGTTGACCACCTCACGGGCGGGTCGGGTCAGCTCGTCCTCCACGATCAACCGGGTGAGACGCTCCGTGGCCAGGGCAACGACAATCGGGTTCATTCGCCCACAGATACCAGGCGGCGCACGTTGTTGACGTGAGGGTTGTCCAGTTCTCGGATCAGCGCCTGCCGGGCTGGATGCAGCTTGGCCAGCACTGGCCGCGGTTTCGGGTCGGCGGCGTCGAGAATGAACCGCATGTCCGTACAGGGATTCCCTGGTCGAGAGTTACAGGTGGGGCACGGTACGGCGAGCGCGCGTTCCACCTTGACGCGGTGGCCCTCGGCACAGGTGACCGTGAACGAGTTCATCGGGAGGCGTCCCTTCCAAGGACTGCTAATGGAATGGCGGCGCCGACCAGGACCAGGCAGGACGTCCACGCCGACGGCATGATCAACACCCAGAGTATCGCAGCAAGACATAACAGCGCCACGACCAGCGGGAGCCAGCGGACTCGGATCAGTAGCTCAAGCGACAGTCTGTGCCGTGGTCCTGTCACGCCGCGTCCACCTCCAGACATTCAGCCCGTACACCCAGCCGTAGGCCGCGCCCGAGGCGAGGAATCCGTACTGTTCCGACACCAGCGCGTAGGTAATCCAGAGCGCCTGCGCTGCAAGGCCGATCAGCCAGCCGCGCCAGTCCTTCCGGCCTGCGAACCATAGGCCGGTGACGCCGACCACCGTAAGCAGCCATGACCACCACCATGCGATCACCGCCGGGAGGTGCGGATGATGCACCGGCAATTCGCGGTCTCCGCGATCGGCGCCCTGGGGTCGCCGGGGAACCGTAGCTTGGCACCGGACGGTGACACGAATACCGCATCCATCGGAACGGTTGTCCGGTTCAGCGCGGCATGAGTGTCCCGCACCCTGTCGTCCTCCTTGGATAGCCAGGTCTTCTTGGTCCATCCGGCATTGACCGCGACCGCGAACACGGCTGCATTGGCGGTGGCCAGTGCCGTCATCTGAGCCAGTAACTCCGGCGGGTCGGCCGTGGTCGGTATCAGCGCGACCCCCGGCTGGGGCTCGCCGACGTCCTTGGTGACCGGCAGGTCGCCGACATGCCCGTCGGTCCAGATCAGCGCCTCCGAGACGGTCTGTAAACCGGCGTTCACCCCGGCGGTGATGCCGTCCTCCACGAATGGCCACAGCTCGTCACCCGCCCGCCCGGCACTACGCCGCTGCCAGCCCAGGGCCCTGGCTGCAACCATCGCCAGCTGGGCACCGACCAGTCCGCGCAACCCCAGGGCCACCACCAGTTGTCGCCAACCGTGCGGGACCTGGTGGTGAGCACCCCGCCATAGCAGGTACGCGGCGTACACCACCAGCAGGGCCGGGACCAGCGCGGAGGCCTCGTCCGCCGGGGGCTCTTCCGTCGGTACCGGCGGGGGCGGTATTGTCGGTGCCCGCTCCGGCGGAGGGGTCGGTTCCGGAGTGCTCATGCCACGCCCCGGCCGTACCCAGGACGGCGGGCCAGCGCGGTCTGCCGGATGATCGGGATGTGCTGGTTCGCCACCGAATGCAGGGTGGCGGCGCCCAGTCCACCGCCGGTGAGTGCCTCCGGGAACAGACCCGAGGCGATGCCCTGCACTGCGGCATCCATTCGGTCTGGCGAGTAACCGTCGCCCGCCGTCCAGGATGTCGCCTGTGATTCGTAGTCGGCCAGCACGTTCACATGATGGACCCGGCCCTGCGAATATGCACCGCCCACGGGTTCGGCGCGCACGGCCTTGGCCTTGGTGGCCCAGACCTCCTTCATCGGCGGCATCGGCAGACCTAACTTGTTCGACGTCATCCGCAGCATCTGGAACACGAGGTTCGCGCCTTGGTTGGTCTCGGCGATGATCGTGGCCTGGTGCTCGTAGGCGGCGCGGACGGCGCGCTCGGCCCAGACGGTGGGACTGGCCCGCAGCGACAGGTCGTCAACGAGGAAGGCGTGCCGCTTCAATACCGGCCAGGTACGGCTGATATAGACGACCATGATGCCGCACTCGTCGTTGGGGCGCTCGGCCACCGACGGGTCGACGCTGACCAGCTTGATCCACGGGATGTTCGGCGGCAGGTGAGTGACCCGGTTCGCCTCGATGATCGCCTCGCTGGTCATCGCCCCGGCGACGTCGTCCAGCATCTCCCCTTCCAACTCCTGGCGTCCCAGGCTGGTGCCGCCGTACAGCCCGGTCAGGACGTCCAGGTAGGCCTCGGAGAGGTATTTGTTGTCATATGTCCGCCCCCGCCGGACGAGGTATTTCTGCGGACTGCGGGCCGCCTCGGCGAGCAACTGCCGGACCAGCGGCACCCGCTTAGGGGTGGTGGTGGCCAATACTTGCGGTCGCTCCCCCAATCGGACCGCGATACGCAGGTTCTCCCAGGCGGTGGCGTCGTCCTCCGGTGACCGGACTTGCTTGTAGGTGGCGATCTCGTCCGCCCAGGCCCGGTGAAACGCGGGACCACGCAGCTGGGACGGCTCCTCCGCGGAGAAGCAGGTGACCACACCGCCGTGCGGAAGCTGCACCCGGCGCCGGGACGGGGTCCAGACCACTCGGTCCCGGACCGAGGGCGGGTACACGTTCAGCAGGCCGGACGGACCCTCCAGCATGGTGTCCCGGACGTCGGCGGAGGTGCGGCCCAGCAGCGCCACGCGCAGGTGCCCGGTGTCCTGGCCGAGCTTGGACCAGGCGGCGTCGGTAGCCCGGATCCACTGAGCGCCGCAAAGGGTCTTGCCCCAGCCACGACCGGCGAGGGCGAGGGCCATGTTCCAGTCGACTCCGCCATCCTCCGGCAGTACCGGCAGGATCTGGCTGGGCCGCCCGTTCCAGAGCCAGTCGTAGGCCAGGTCGTCCATGTCCACGCCATCGAGAACCTCGGCCCGTTCCTCGGGTGACAACAGGGCGACGCGGTGCTCCTGCGAGATGTCCAGCAGGGGTGCCATTGGCCGAGTGTTCCACCATTCGGTGGGTTGGCATTCAGGGATATATTACGATCCGACGATGGACCCACCACTGACGGCGGAGTTGTTCAGTCTGATCCTGGACCGGGACGAGGCCGCCGGGCATGGCCAGGCTGGTATGGACACCGAGGCCGTGATGGACCGGCATCTGTTGATCGGGGAGGTATACCGTCTCCAGGGAGTCATCTCCCGGCTCCGCGAGGGGCGCCCGATCAAGTGAGGAATACCTATGACAGCCGGTGCCGGTGAGGCCCGATCCGTGACCGCCCTATTCCTGGCCGCCGGAGCAAAGCCGGAGGAGATCGACCCGGCGGTGAACGTGTTGATCGAGATGGTTGCCGGTCTCCCGACACCCCACACTTATGAGGCGGTAGCGCGCCAGCCGATCGAAGCGCTGGCCGAGTACCGTCGCCGCCAGAGCCAACCAGTCGTGATTGACGCCGCAACCGAGGAGAAGACGGATGAGCGAGACCATCGAGCGCCCTAGCCTGTCTATCGACCCCAATGCGTGGGCTTACATGTTTGTCCGAAGGTCCAGTGCTGAACCCGGGTTCGCGCTGGACGAGGATGCTGTCGCCGAATGGTTCGGCGAGGTGATTCAGGCCGCCTACGCGCGAGGACTGAAGGATGGGGCAATGTCATGACCGCACCCGGAACGATGGTTATCAAGTCCACGTCAGATCTGACGCCGGACGGCATTCTCGGTTATGCGAAAGGGGTCGCCGTCAGCCTGTCCGCGATCCTGGTCGCGGTGGTGGAGTTCTTGCCGGAAAGTGACTATAAGCGCTGGACCCAGATCGGCATCGCGGTACTGGGAGCCATCATCACCATCGCCGCACCCAATGCGGTGAAGCCGGTGACGGTGCCGCCACCTGCGGTAAATGTGGACCCGTCGGCGGACCGGGCGGTGCCGGGCACTGTGCTCGGGGTGGTGGACCCGCCCGGGGAGCACGCCGCACCTGAATAGGCGTGAGCCCCGGACCCCGCCATGCGGCGGGAGCTTCCGGGGCTCACTTCCAGGTCCCTTCGCAAAGGGAAGGCGGTTCGCGGCCTGTCGGCTCCCGTCGTCCGGCGGGGGGTCCGTCTGGCTACTTCTACCCCGACCAGCAGAAGGGGCGCGTGGTCGACTGTATCTCATTGTTGACCATGTCTGAAATAGGCGCGAGGCCCGGATCGGGCGAGCTAGCTGTCCTCGACAATCTCGGCTTCGATGATGGCCTCGCCGTCCTCGTCCACTTCTTCGGCCTGAGACTGCCGGGCCAGTGCGTCCAGCCGGGCGTTGATGATCTTGGTGGAACTGGCCTTCCCGTCTCCGACCCCCGCGGCCTGGTCGTGCTCCGCCGGAATCCGCCGGACATGCACTTCGTCCGGGCCGCCGAAGCCCACCATCTTCAGTACGCTGACCGCGGCATTCACCCGCACCGCGTCGTTGTCGCTGTATTGGGCGATGTGCATCAGCACGTCCACCACCACCGGTGCCCCACCGGCCATCTTCTCCCAGGCCACCTGTAGCTCCGTGGGACCCCCGCGCGGGGAGTTCCCGAAGTCGGCGTTCGGGACGGCGGCTGTCATGGGCTCATGATAAGGGCGTGACCCTACCCGCGGTGGATGACAACGAAGACCCAGCCGAAGACAGGCCCACCCACGCCCCCAGTGACGCCGAGATCGAGACTGCCTGCCGCCGTCTCCGGGAGGCCGGGGTCTACGCGAGGAACGAGCAGACCCACCGCGACTTCCGGCAATGGGGCGGCGGTTAGGCGTCCTGGTCGTCCCTCTGTAGTCGCAGCCGTAACCACCAGAGCCCGGCCAGTCCGAGACCGCACATGACCGGGGCGCCCACGATCAGCGGTATCGACGTCACGACGGTCAGGGCCAGGACCCCCAGCAAGACCCCCATGATCGGGAGCCCCACCTTGGGATACCTGAAGACCGCATAGACGAGCATGACCGGGATGGTCAGCGGGACGATGACGAACGTATCCGGAGGGTCGTTCCTGCGGTCAGTCGGTTCGGGTTCCATCCGGCACCTCCTGCGGTGGTGCCGCAACCTTCGCAGCGCGGGGCTTACGCTCCACTATCGGCTTCGGTGACTGCTGCGCGGCGCGGTAGGAGCAGGCTGGGCAGCGATGCCCGTTCCCCGCTTCCGTCCAGCCGCCTTCCAGGAGTGCGGCCTTGATGACGTCGTCCTGAACGAACCCCCCATTGGAGCGCATCGGGCAGGCCGGGAACAGTAGATTGTCAAGTTTCCCCTGGCAGGTGAGGAAGTAGTACGGGGCGTTGGTGACTGTCATGTTAGATTCCGTTCGTCAGTTGATCTGTTGTGGACTGATTCCAAGCTCGATATGCATGGGGTCAGGGGTTCCGCGGAAGTCCCCACCCCAACGGAATCCGTATTTTGCGACGATCTCCCGGGTTGCCATCGGCAAGGCAAAACGCTTGCCCTGCACCGACTGTGCCGAGCAACCGTTGCAGTTGACATCGGAGTTCAGGTCGCAGGCAATTCCATAGGCGTGCAGCGACCACTTGCTGGGGCTGTTGACGTTCCGCCGGACATCCAGGCAGCCGACGTTACTGTTCAATCCACCCGGAATAAGCGGAGCTAACTCGGCGAGCATGGCCACCCAGAGGCCTTGCGTACCGGCCGCCACCCGACCAAAGCTCCGACCCTGGAACACCAGCGGCACAGTGGGCCCGCCGATCTTCCAGCCGTAGGAGCTGGGGTCCTGTGAGTTGTTCATGACCCCACTGAAGTGAGTCCCGCCGGTGCCGGGCAGCTTCGGCGGTGCAGTCATGGAGCAGGGCGCCGCTGCGGGAACAGTAACCGCGGCTGGCTGCCCGGCCATCAGCGCGTCGGTGGCGGCCGTAGCGGTTGCCAGTTTGCCCGCATACCCCGGCGACGATCCGCCGGAGAACTGGCTCTGCTGGACCCGTTGCATGGCCACGCCGGGATCCATGGCCTCCCAGCCCGGGAAGTCCAGCAGCCCCGGCTGGCCGCCCTGCCCGCCGGTGAAGAACATCGTGGCTGACTTGACCGGGTCCATCCGATCGGCGACTGAACCCCACGGGTTGCGTTGCTGAAAGAGCCCCACCGAGTCGCGGTCGCCCCCGGCGAGGTTGTGCAGGTCCGACTCGATATTGGCGGTCAGAATGCCAACCAAAACCCCTGGTCGCCCAAGGCCGAGGGACAGCGCCACGCCTGCAATGGCCTGTGCGTTGGGGATCTGCTCGCCGCTGAGCACCGTCGGGCGCCCCGCAACCTGAACCACGGCCGCGCCACCGCAGACCGATGAAGTGACGCCGGTAGGTGCTATTCCAGTAGAGCTGCCGCCGCCACCCGTGATCGCCGCAGCCAGCATGAGCAGGAACACCAGGAACGCCAGGGCGAGCGCGATCAGGGCGCCGGGGACGCCGAGCTTGATCCATAAATATCGCTTGGCCACGGTCTTCGCGACCGTCTTGGTGGTGCTCCTGGTGCGCTCGCGGGTAGTCATGTCGGCATTCGTCGGAGCTGGTACGCAGTGACGTCCTCCTGTGGGATCCGCCAGTGTCCATGGTCATTCCAGGCGCCGGGAAACTCGCCCTCTATCCGGCGGCGCTGGATCGTCCGAACAGAGCAGCGCAGTTGTGCGGCTGCCTCACTGGCGGTGAGTTGTCTCCCGCGAGGTCCCTCGATATAGGGCGGCTGCATTTCACTCCTTCGAGTTGGGGTCGGATTCCTAGCCTGCACTATTGTGTCGACAATGTCCACCCCTGTCCAGGGTTGACCATCACTGACCACCCTGCTACGGTCCAGAAGTATCCCGTCAAGTCATTACACCG